TCTGCAATGTTGATCGAATTGATCGTACTGTTGCTGTCGGCTGTGGTGCTATAATTTGATACTGTCATTTATTATCCTTTAATCTATATATTGTAATGTTGTTCCATCAATAAATTGTAATGGTTGTTCCTTATCAAAATCAGATTTTTCAATTCGTTCTCCACTAATGCTGACTCCACTTTGCTCTGCTTCACGAGCAATCTGGGAAACCATTGTCTTGATGGTGTTTTGAATATTGCTTAACTTTGTTTGCTTGGCTATGTTAATCATCTGGTCAATGCCGTCAACTGATGTGAACATCTTTGCCAGTTGACCTGACCTGTTATCAGCCACTATTTGTCTGATTGGCTTTAAAATTAATTCCAATGGTTGTGTTAAACTTACATCATCAATGATGATATTCAGTTTTCGCAAGTCATTGAAGTATTCTCCACGAGCTGCCGTTGGTGATCCAAGACCAGGCAGTGTTCCACTCGCCTTGTACACATTCATTAATTTCTGGAAACCTTCCCACGCCTTCTCTGGATTTTTACCTTGAGCTTTCGCTGATCCTATAATCATTTCCTTTACCAGCTTACCTTGTCCTTTACTCATAACAGTTTCATAAAATTTAAAACCTATATTTCTATTTCCTTTACCACTACCGACTACTTTAAATACTTCTTCAAATTTTTTTCTTAAAACCAAATTTGATAATTCTGGAAAAAGTTTGGTGTCAATCTTGTTTAATTCCGTATAAAGTCTTTTAACATTGACAGGGGATATGTCGCTTCCCAACAATACTTTATTGAGTAAGGTTAATGTTGCTTTGGCGTTAGGATTAACCCTTCCGCCAACAGTCAGTCCTTCCATCGCCTTATCGACAACTATTCTGTTCGCTTTTCTTGTAAATTCGTTGGCACTCTTCCAGTAGTTATTCTGGTTAAGGATTTGACCTATTTTTGCCTTTTCAAAATTTAAAATTCCATCTAATTTAGAATCAAATTCTGCTGAACTTCTGTTTTTTTTGATGGTTCTTCCCAAATCTTTATAAATTGAATGCAATTTGGTATGCGTTAATTCAACGCCATCTGGCATAAACTTACCAATATTGTTCTGATAAATTTGTTTTAAAGTTTGATTCTCTGGATCTTTAATGAATCTTTTGATTCCAAGTTTATATTCTTTAAGGTTGGCAGCTATAATTCCTGGAGTTACCTTTCCATCGGATGTCACTATCCAAGTATTATCAAAAGCATTCCATCCGCCTTTGATAATCTTACTATTATAATTCTTGGCTCTTAAAGTAATGTTTTTAGCATAATCTTCTGATCGTTTTTTAATTGAATTAACAAAGCCATTTGTAATGTCATCAACATTAATGGTCTTTAAATCCATATCGCCTAGATTATTATTCAACCATTCCCTGTTCGCATTGCTGATTTGAGGGAATCTGTCCTTTGTAAAGACATTAAAAATTGCTCCGCCTTTAGGATTAGCCATAGTATCGGCAACCAATGACTGCAAGGTTGATCCTGCTTCATCGACTGTTGCTATGATGGCTTCTGGTGCGGAGAGAGTGATGTTGTTCTCCTGTGCGAACTTCATTAAATCCTTTGCATCATCCAGTTTATTGTTCTTAACAAGACCATCCATAACTTCCTGTAATCGTCTTATATGAGCAGGATTTCTCATTCCTGAAACTAAATTCAATATCACATCAAAGCCAATGGCAGGAATCCATCCCTTGCCTTTTTCAACAACTCCTGATTGTTCCAGACCTTCGGACAAAAGACCTGATCCTGCACTTATTGCCATTGGAGTCTTGCCAAATATTCCTGCCGGTGCTGCCCATTCAGCTCCAGTTTGAGCATAATCCCCTAGTTCAGTGACAGGCTGATAGTCTAAAATATGTTTTCCTATTGTGTCTTTCCACTTGGGAATTGTATAATCGCCTATCTTTCCTTCTTTTCTAAAATCTTCCATTGCTTCAAAAGAAGGTAAAGCAGGATGAATATTAATGCGTGGCATTTGGAAATCTTTATCAACCAAACCCATTTTCTTACCTGCCCAAGTTCCGCCTTGCAGGGCGAGATTAGGGAGTTCTTCCGGCAAAGACAGTAATGCTCCGCCACCTGTCGCTATTCCTGATATGGCGGATCGAGGAACATCCAATGCTTTTTGAGCTAAAGTTCTTTTATCAGTCCTTTTCTCAAACTCATCAAAAGTTTCTACATTCTCATCTATAAATTGAGTTCCCATAATTAATTTTTTTTATCCTTCAGGAAAAACTTTAAGTTTTCTAAAATTACTTTCTCCATCTTCAACCATATAAAGAGGATAACCATCCGCATCAAAACCAATGAATTGCTCACTTAAAAATCTGTCTGATCCGTCATCTGTTTTAAATTGCTTATCAATGAAATCTTTGTCTTTTCTTGGATCAAGTTTTACTGTAACGCCCTCACCCAAATCCTTGAATGCCTGTTTATAGACAATGTTGTCTATTTGTTTCATAATGTGGGCAGGTGCATTACTCTCATTTTCAAGTTTTATTAATTTTTCATTCCATTCTGCTTCAAGGTCAAATGGAGATGCTCCTTCTTTTTGTCTTTGTTTCCAGGTCTTTTTAAACTTGGTGTATTCATCAAACACTTTTTGCTTATGTTTTTGTCCGTGTTCAAGAATAGAAATCATCAGTAACATACCAGATTTGGTTTTCGTCAAACTCGGAGAAATCATATCAAAGTATTTCATTTCCTTTTCGGAAACAGCACCTTTGGTCAGTTGAATCTGACCCATAACAAAAGCTCCGCCCTGTGCAAAAACAGATTCCATCAATGCTTGATTTTCTATGTCAATGGGAAAACCCATTCCAGCTAAAAATTGTGCAAATGCAAGTTTGGTAGGACTTAACTTACCAAATTTTTCTTCAGAAAGAGGCATTAAGGTTGTTTTTAATGTTTGCAGTTGAGATAATGTATTATTTGCGTGGTCGTAATTTTTCCTGTATTCTTTTGATAAACCTGTAAGAATATTTGATGATCCTGTTTCTAAAGATCCCCACGCTGATTGAACGCCCATATCTATATTCATTCCACCCGCTTTAAGCAGTTTCATTGCCTGTTCCGCATATTCAGGTGATCCAGGCACTAGATTAGGAAACATTGCTGACATCCTTTTCTCTATGTTAGTTCGTGAATCTTTGGATAGTATTTCTTTTAATTTAAGCCAATTCAGAGATTCATCTTGTTTTTGTTGATAAGCAAACTTGTCTTTAGCCAACTGTGATGCTGCTGCTGCTGTTTTAGCTTCGCCTGATCTTTTTGTTCCTAATGCGAGTACCTGACTAAAGGGAACTGGAACATCCGAATAGCCACTACCCTCTAAAAGACCTTGTGCCATTCCCTGTCCTTTAGGGGATACAATGTAGTTCAGCAGGTTTGATCTCCAGTTCGGAGGTGTGTCCACCGCACCAGTTTTATTTCCTGTTGTGATCGGAGACGGAGGCATTCCACTTTTTTTGCCTGTCGCTTGATCGGAATATGATCCACCCAATTGATTAAATAACTTATTTCTAAAAAAAGGACTGCTTATTTCCCTTGTTTGAAATGGAGCTGTGTTTAAAGCACTAAAATTTGGATTTAATCTGGATACTCCTTGCATAAAAGAGTTTTGAAGAACAGGAGCTGTTCCTCCTTTATTAAAGTCAACAGTTGTATCAAAACCATAAAGCACTTCATCTTGTGGCGATCTGCCACCATACAAGTCTGTGCCTCTGCTTTTCTTTAACTGATCTAAATAAAAATTTGCCATTACGCAAATGCTCCCAGAAGTCCGCCACCGATTGCACCAAGACCTAGATTTTGTCCTGGAGTAATTAAGTTAGCCAAGTCAGCTCCTTCCATCGCACTGCCAAGCAGTCCGCCTAATTGATTTCTAAAGACAGGCTTGGTTGTTGCCGTTGTCTGTGGAACGGAAGCTCCTATTGATGCCAGGTATTCCCTTAACTTGTAATACGGTTTTTGCTGTTCAAAATCAAAACGAGCCATAGCATCCTGTATCTTAGCCATTTCCATAGCCTCTTTGGTCTGACCAACTCCGCCCAGTGCCTGTATGTCCTGGTAGTCGGCTGCCGCCAATTGTGGAGCAAGTTGCGTTGCTTGGAACATCTTGTCTCGTTCAGCTTGAAAGTTTGGTGCATAGACCTTGTTTGCCAAGTCACCTAACTCTCTAGCCAATACTGATTGATTCGCTGCCGATCCCAACCTTCCCGCTTTTGAGAATTGTGATTGAACGCCTGAAGTAACGTCTCCAGCCATTTGTTCGTAGAGTTGGCTTAAATATGGGTTGCTGCTTGGATCTAAATAGTTTCCTTGTAAAATCTTATTAATCTCGCCCTGTGAACTCGCCAGAAGAGGGTTGTTTAATGATCTTGCACTCGCCAGGTTCAAGGCTGCCGTTGTCTCAGGTGCGAAATCAGTGTAAGTCTGGCTTGGGAAGTAGTTAGGCGTGGTTGACTGAAATAAATCTTGTGCCTGACCAACCGCTTCGGTTAAATAAGGTTTTACAAATTCAGACGGCTCTGTAGCTGTCGTAGTTGTTATGTTCTGGGGATTACTGCCCTTTGACATTATAGCTCCTTCGTAAATAAATAAATTTTTTGTTCATATCCTTTTAATTTTCTTGCCCATCCCTTGCGACCTGCGACTTCTATCGCATCGCATTGGTTGTATTTTGCAAATTGTTCAATTTCTTTTTGTATCGGCTCCAGCCAATTGTTCATATTTTCTCCTCCTGCAAGAAAATATCGTAGTATCTTTTTTTGAGGATACTGGGCGACTTCCGTCACTACAGCACTCTCCACCCTGTCCTCCCAACTGATGAACAGTTGGAATCTGGTTTCCATCAAGCCGTCTAAAATGTCCTGTGCCTTGTAACAGTCATCAAGAGCTTTTTTTATTAGCGGCTCAACCTCGTTCCAAATGATGAATAAGTCCTCTGGCGGTACTTTTACGATCATCCAAAAATGACATAACCGAAAGTCTGGTCAGTGTTGGCTGAACTTGAATGCGTCAGCGTGGCTGATCCTTCAATCCTGGCTGACACATATAAGTTTGCGTAAGCCGTTGAAGCATTAGCCGTAGTAGGCATAAAAAGAATGACAGACCCGCTTCCAATTCTCTCATCCGTGAGAGTTGTTGTCGTTGCACTAGCCGTCAATGTTGCTGATCCCGTGCTGTTGACCTTTCCTGCGATGGTGTTGTTCAATGCAAGGGAGATCATCCTTAAATGCACTGACTGGTCAGGTACGGACAGTGGCACTGTCTTATAGGAACTTGTCGCCACTATCTTTTTCCTTCCGGTTTAGCTTCAACTTGCACACCGGACAGAGTTGTAAAATTACCTGAAGCAATGACTCTTATGCGGTGATACCTGCTCGTTGATCGAAGAGGACAGTCACCGTTGTTTGATCTTTCACTCACAGCCGTTCCAACCGTCACTGCGTCAGCTTGGGAGGAACGAGTGATGGGCGTTGCCGTCACAGTTCCAGAATATCCGTTCACATCGACAATGGGCGTACAGTTGATGAGGGTGCTTCTCTTTCCTTCCGCACCTTCAAATTCCTTTGTGTCAATGGTCGCATCGACATTAGTTCCACTGAACTTGCCGAACTTGTGCGAGGAATTGAATCCGCTTAACCCAATCAAGCCGTCTAACCAGCGATACGAATCCAAGCTGTAATCCAAAGTGTCAATGGAAGATGAAATTTCATCGAGAGCTTCAAGCGTGAACGCCTCTTGTGCTGAAGTGCCTAAGTATTCTAAATCAATACTTGCCGTACTCCATTTATTAACCGCATAGTTAAAGACTAATAATTTATTGTTTAATGAACTTGCTCCAGTCGCACCATCTCCTCGATACGACCAAACAACCAAGCTGTTATTCGGATCAATCGCGGATGTGATGCCGTCAATGTTTGTTAAAAGATCGCTATAAAAGAAATCATCTATCTTGCCGTTTCCAATTGGCTCTAGCTGCTGTCCGCCTGTCAGTTTATAAAAACCGTCATCAGCCAGGAAGAAAATCATATTGCCGAATGAGGCAACTGAACGAGGAGCAAATGCTCCAATGTTGTCTGCGATCTTATTAAAGGTAAAGATCAATGGAGATCCTGTATAATCCGCCCTGTAAATTGCTCTTTCAAAAAAGATGGTTGCAAAATCCTCACCACCGACAACCGCTTGAATTTTTCCGTGAGTTCCAGGTATCGTCTGATAACCGGATTGAGTTGCCGTACTCACAGTCCAGTCGGAGCTGTCGTTAAGTGCTGACCATTTAACCCGTTGAAAATTCGTTGTGAATTTTTGCAGTTTGTGTGTTTCCGATCCGCCTGTAGCCGATAATGTAATGGCAGTTCCTGCCACTGCATTAGCGTTGGTTGTAGCCAGTTTGATCGTGTCAGCGTCAACCTTGATGACGTAATAAGTGTCGCCATCCGTAAGATTCGTAAGTGCCGTATTTCCGTTCCTGTCATAGACAACCGTGTTTCCAGTCGCCCATCCGTGAGCAGTGATCGTTATTTCATTGCTTGAAATAGCATTAGAATCAAAATCTTCTGCCGTTTCAATTTCCTTCGTGTACCCTGCAAAGACAAAATCTCGAACCGTGCAGATATACTTTGCGTGTATGGTGCTGATGAGGTCTGCGAACAAGCTGCTCGAAGTTTCATCAAAATACTGAATCGGATCTGCGTAATTGGTCGCTATGACCCTGCTTCCAAACTGCGTGAATGACCAGAAATCCCGGTCATTCTCCGTTGTGGAGTTTGAGTAGTTTCCTGATTTTGACTTGTCATTGAACGTCTGCGTAGAATCATACTGATACAGTTTTGTCGTGTCACCCGCATAGTTGGTTGATCCTGTAGAGGAAAACGCTGTGAACAGTCCTACGGCAGTCGTTCCTAAAGCGTTGGTGCTTCTCTCGGCAAAATTGGGAAATCCCCTGTAGCCTACTTTGGCAGGGATGACTCCATCCACCTTGATAGCACCTTGATTTTTATAAGTCGGAAGATCGGCAAATAATTCACCAAACTCAATCATTTACACCACCATTTTAGCTGACATATTCAAAGGAGATCCAGATGTCCTTCCTTGTGAAGATGACAGGTTGGCGGATTTAACTCCCTCCTTGTACAATCCCGCCCAGACTGGCAGTCTTTCATCCTGCATCAGAAATGGTGCGGATTCAGCCAGTGATCCGTATAAATACAGATCAGGATAATTCGTTAAAATGTCATTCGATGTATTGGAGCTGGACAAGGCAGTTAATTTTTTAAATATTCCTAATTCTAAAACATTAGCTGCATCAGGTTTAAATCCCAGATAAATTTTCGTTCCTACAATAGTGTAGTAGCGTGGCGTTCCAGATCCTTCTCCCGCATTATACACTCTGAACAAGTCAGGTGGAGACATATAATCCAGATAGGTGTAAGGATTGGACTGCCAGGTGACAAATCTCATCTCCAGATAGCCGGTAGGCAGATCATAGCTTTGAGTGCCTGACACGGTAGTGGTTGAAACATCATCAGATTCCATCTCACGAACTCTTAAATCCCTTGCGTGTCTTGCTTCAGCCAAATCAATGAATGTATCAATGTTGTCCGTCAGGTCTGATCTGTTTAAATACGAAGCGATCTCCAATTTTAAATTCGCATAGGTGTCTAACGCCATTAAATACTTCCTTGATAAATTCTAAAGTGTCTGTTGTCTGGATCGTTGATCCATTTCTTAAATCGTGGCTT